AGCGCAGTCTCTTATTCTCGGCGCAATGCGCGATCCTGCGATTGCAGAAAGTCCTGAATATGCGATTGCATTTAATCGCATGTTCGGCCCGAAGCTGGTGCAGGCTTTCAACCCTGCAACGCAGCAGATGGAATACACATACACGACGCCTCCTCTTCCGGCTGGCGTCATTCCTCCGCGTGGCATGGCGCAAGCTCCGGCAGCTGGTGGCGCGCCGCAAGCTGGCGCTCCGGCAGCGCAAGGCGCTCCTGCTCCCGGCACAACAGCTCCTATCATCTCGCAGCGTCCGCCAGAGCCGAAGCCTCTGACGGAAGATCAAGCGCGTGCAACAGGCTTCGCAAAGCGCATGGTCGAAGCATCTGCGATCCTCGATCCTATGGACTTCGGTGATGCAGCAAAGCCGGGGACACTTGAAGCGATTATCGGTCCGCGTGTTGGTCAGATCGGGTCGAACTTGATGCGGAGCAACGATCGTCAACTCTATCGCCAAGCTCAGGAAAACTGGGTTCGCGCAAATCTTCGTAAAGAGAGCGGCGCGGTCATTGGTCCTGAAGAAATGCAGAAGGAAATCGAAAACTATTTCCCGCAGATTGGTGACGGTCCCGGTGTCATTGAGCAGAAGCGTCGTTCGCGTGAAGCGGCAACGCAGGGAATGATTACCTCTGCCGGTCCCGGTGCTGAACGTGCCGGCATCAAATTCAAACCATACGAGCCTCCGTTTGAAGTCAAGATCAAGGCTCTGCCTCCGCAAGAGCTGTTGCAGCTTGATACGACAGGGCTGACTGATGCACAGAAAGCAGCCTATCTCGCACGCTTGCGTGAATTGAACATCGGTGGAGGTCGTCGCTAATGGCTGAGAAACTTGATTACGACGAACTCATCCGCAAAGAGCGTGAAGCTCTCATGCAAAAGTCAAACAGCGGCATGTTCGACAGCCTTGCTCGCGGTGCTGGTCTTGCCACTCGAGCTGTTGCGCCGATCGTCGCTGGCGGCGCTGCTGGCGCTGCTATGGGTGCGCCGCTTATGGGCGTGGGTGCTATCCCCGGCGCGATCGCTGGTGCAACGGCGGCTGCATTTGCTGAACCGCTTTCTGATCTTGCTGTGTCTGCATATAACTATTTCACAGGAAGCGATCAGCCAAAACCATCGCAGGCGATCGACCAGCTGTTGACAAGCGCAGGCGTGCCGGCTCCTGAAAGCGCGCAAGAGCGTCTTGCATCGACAGCCTTGCGTGCTGGTGCAGAGACGATGACAGGCGCTCGCACGGCTCGCATGGCAGCTGACGCCTTGCCGCAGATGTCACAGGTTGCGCGTCCCGTTATGGAAACGCTTGCAACTCAACCAGCCTTGCAGACTGCTGCATCCACAATCGGCGGCGTCACAGCGCAAGGTGCGCTTGAAGCCGGCGCTCCTCCGGCCTTGGCTCTTCCGGCTGGCGCTGTCGCCGGTTCTCTGCCGTTCATGGCGCGTCCCGGCAACTTCTTCCCGAACACGGGTGGAGAAATTCGCGCTGCAAACGTCCGCACATTGCAGGATGCAGGCATCCCGATCACTCCCGGTCAGGAGCTTGGCAATCCTGCGGCGCAAGTGACCGAAAGCGTCATGCGGTATCTGCCAACATCTGCGCCGACTGTGGCGCGTGTCGAAGATCAGCAGATGCGTGCGTGGACGCGCAATCTGTTCAAACAAGCAGGCATCGAAAGCGACATCGCTACGCCTGAAGTGCTGAACAAGGCGCGTCAGGATTTTGGGAAACGGTATGACGCGCTTGAGGCAAAAACGTCACTGAAGGGTGACGGCGATCTGTTCAACGATCTGCTTCAGATTGAGCAGAACTATGTCGTGGGCTTCCCCGATACGGTCAAGCCGACATACAAGGCGCGCGTTGATGAAGTTCTGAAATACGCAGCCGGCGAGAAATCCGCAGACGGCAAGACATATCATCGCCTGCAAAGCCAGCTCTCCGAAGAAATCGCCCGCGCAAACCGCAGCACGGAGCCGTGGGCGGCGTATTACGGCGAGGCGATGCAGGGCCTTCAGGGTGCTTTGGCAAGAGCGATGGAGCGATCTGCTCCTGAAGGCTTGCGCGATGAATGGCGCACGCTCAACAAACAGTATGCGATCTTCTCGCGCATCGAGGACACTATGGCGCGAGCTGGTAACGATAAGCTGAACACTGGCTTCATTCCGCCTCAGCAGATCGGTGCCGTCGAGCGCGCTCGCAACCCGCGTCAGTGGGTTGAGGGCGGCAACGACTTCACGAACCTAGTTCGCGCTGGTGCAGGCGTGTTGCCTGATCCCGTTCCGAACTCTGGCACGGCGCAACGCAGCTTCGTCCAAGACCTTTTGACGGGTGGCAAGCGTGGGGCTGCTGCTGGTGCTGGCTATGGTGCAGCGCAAGCATCCGGCGTCACTGCTATTGATCCGGCGCTTGCTTTGGGCCTTCCGTATCTGGTCTCAAAGGGTTGGTATGCTCCCCGCCTTCGCCCTGAAATTCAGGGGCTTCTCGGAGCGCAGGCGATCCGTGGAGCTAACGAAGCAGATTAAATCCAACCTATTGCGATCCGTTACCCGAACCCCCTGCAAAGGGGGTTCTTTTTTGCACTTACCGCATCGCTGATTGCACGAAAATCAACTAGATAGCACACGCGGGCGGTTCTCACATGAAGGTGGGATATCACTCTAAGTGCATTGATATCATTGCATGTTAGTGAAGGCTTTACCCGAAACCGTTACCCGGCACGGGTAAAGCCGGGTCATTACCCGTTCACGATGCGATCCATGCTGTCGGCAAGCTCTTGATCGTCGCCTGTCAGGACGCCGGCATAGACGGTCATCGTCACCTCGACGTTCGCATGACCTAGACGCTCGGAGACAGCCTTCAGCGGCATCTTCTCGCGCAGCAGATGTGTGGCATGAGCGTGACGGGTGGAGTGCAGGCAATAGCCTTCGTCGAGGCCGATCGCACGCAGGGCGTCTTTCATGGCGCTGGTCATGTAGGACAGCGTCGGACGATCGCCCCAAACGGTCTGAAGGACGTGCTTGTCTGGCTTGCCAGATGCCGCCTTCAGCTCATCCCATAGGGACTTTGGCATGCGGATGGAGCGCACGGATTTGGCCGTTTTGGGCTTCTTCTCGTATTCGCTCGCGCCGACGCGAACAACCGTTCTGGCGACATGGATGATGCCGGTCTCGAGGTCGATGTCGGACCAGCGCAGGGCGCACATCTCGCCACGACGCATGCCTGTGGCAAGGGCCAGACGGACCATGCGGCCAAGGAACGGCTTGTCTGCTGCGTAAGCAAGCAGCGCCTTGATGTGGCGCTTCTCAAGCGGTTTGCGGGCTTCGCTGTCGCCTTTGGGAGCGGAGACCCGCTTCATCGGGTTCTTGGTCAGGACGCCGGCTGTCACAGCCTGATTAAACATGGCTTTGAGATGGTGATGCGTGATCGTCATCGTCCCGGCAGCAACCTTGCGGATGCGGGTCAGGTAGAAGTCCTCAATGTCGTCCTTGGTGATGTCACGCAGGCGGCGTGAGCCGTAGTCGGCAAGAAACGGCTTGATGAGGTTTTCTTGGCTCTGGAAGGTCAGCTCGCTGATCTGGTTGAGGGCGACACGGCGGTTCTGCCATTTCGTCCAGTGCTGCTTCACGGTGTCGTCCGTGATGTGGACGAGATCGCCGGAGCGGTGATCTTTCAAGATTTCGATCTTGCGGGCCTCGGCATCAAGCGCCGTGCCTTTTAGCGTCTCGGTGCGGAACTTCCGCTTGCCGTTCTCCTTGGTCTCGATGCGGATGCGCCAGACGCCGGGGCTACGTTCAAACAGGGTCACGTTCATGGGTTTCTCCTTCCCGTTACCCCGAACAATAGTCGTCTTGTGTGCTAGACGCAAGCGGTTTGTGTGTGGCGCGCAGCTATGGCATAAAGGGACGGTTTTGAGGGGCTAGAAGCATGGCCGAAGTTATCGAACTCGTCAGAAACGCGATCCGCTCCATCTCCGAAAAGACGAGGCAGGACGCCTATCGTCTTTTGGTCGATGGCGGCATGAAGCCAGAAGATGCGGCGCGTAATGCTGACCGAGTTGCGGACAAGGTAAAGATGCGTTCTGCCGTGGCTGCTGCCGTCCCGACGATGGGCGGGCAGCTGGTCGAAGGCGCAATCGACAGCGCGCAGTTCTTCGACGACGCAATCCGTGGTCGTGTGCAGCCTTCTCTGCTTGATCCAGAGACGGGCGAGACCGTCAGCAATCCGGCTTACACAAGAGGCATCCTCGACCTAGCCATGAACATTGGCACGCCGTCGATGGCTCGATCCGTCACACGCGGAGGGCGCGTCGATCCGAACACGCTCGGCATCTTCGGCACGACAGACGCGCGCAAGGCTCCGCTCGAAACGCTCGACGCCGCAAAGGCGATGCAGAAGCAGGGCGCAGATGCGAATGACATCTGGCGGCAGACAGGATGGGGCTTCGACCCTACCGATCAGAAATGGAAATTCGAGATCGACGACAGCGCATCGCGCGTCAGCGATCAATTCGCACAACGCGATCGTGGTCGTGGATTTACTGAACGCGGAAAAGTGAAGACGGTCGGTGAGGCTTACGACCATCCAGAGCTATACGCGAACTACCCCGACACAGCTCGCACGCCTCTTGTGATGAACCGTGATGTGCAAAACAGCGCAACGGTTCGCGGTCTTTACGACCATCGCAACAAAACGATGGACGTTCGTCGTGGCATGGATGACGAGCTGATGCGCTCGACATTGGCGCACGAAGCGAACCATAACGTGCAGGGCATTGCCGGCATGACGCGAGGCACAAGCCCCGAAGCTGCCGGCTCATACGAAGCCTATCGCTACAGCCCCGGTGAGGGCGGTCCGTTCGGCTCGTATAACGTCGAGAAGCGTTTGAGCATGACGGCAGACGAACGCCGTCGCACAACGCCTTTCCAGACAGCTGACGCAGACTTCGGCGGCTCGGTTCCGACAGGCGATGCGCCTTCGATGTCGGCTGGCCGTCCTCCGCGCATTGATCTCGGCGGTCCTCCTGTCAGCGGCATCCTTGATCTCTCGGGCCAGTATTCGCCCCGCAGCGGCCTGCTGGCTCCCGGCTCCGGCTATACGCCAGTTCCCGGCAAGCCGGGTGTCGTGACGATCCCCGGCATCGGTCAGGTCGAAGCGCGTCCTGTCGGACTGCTCAATCAAGCTGCCGACGCATACATGGCGAAGACCGGCAACCCCGGCGCGCATCGAGCTGCATCGTTCCCTGAGTTCGACGAAGCGAAAGCTACGCGCATCGCCAATGCTTTCGAGGCGATGCCGCACAACCCGTCTGACCCTGCCGTGAAGCGCAGCTATGACGCGCTGATCGACGAAACGCTGGCTCAAGGCCGTGCGCTTCAGGATGCAGGCGTCGATATTCGCTTCCTGAAGGAAGGCATGTCTGATCCTTATGCAAAGTCGCCGGCAATGGGATATGCCGATCTCGTCAAGAATAACCGTCTCTATGTGTTCCCGACAGACTTCGGCTTCGGCTCGAGCGCAGCTTTCGATCCGGTCGATAACCCGTTGCTGAAGGGCATCGGCAAGTTCGGTGATAAGCCGAACGCTGTGGCGAACGATGCCTTCCGTGCCGTTCACGATCTCTTCGGACACTTCGCTCCCGGCAATCCGTTCTTCCGCCACAAGGGCGAAGATCGCGCATGGAATGTTCACGCTCGCATGTTCTCGCCGGAAGCTCGAGGAGCTATGACGACAGAGACACGCGGGCAGAACAGCTGGCTGAATTTCGGTCCTTATGGCGAGTTCAATAAGACGGCATCCGGCGCTGATACGCGCTACGCAGATCAGAAGATCGGGCTGCTGCCGGATTGGGTTTGGCGGGACGAAGAGTTCCGTTGATTTTCTGACGCCTTCTGCCATTCTCCCCTGACGGGTAGAGCCATGCTCCCCGTTGGCGCGTCCTCCCGACGCCGGGGGCGTTCTGTATCTCCTCTCCTCCCGACAGAACGCCCCCACCCCATTTCGGGCCGATCGGGCAAATCTTGAGCGTGATTTGATGTCGATTTCTCTTTGCGTCTAGGGCGCAAGGCGATATGTGTTGTGCATGGCGATCGACGGGATCGCTGCGAACAAGAGGAAATGAAATTGAGCAAGTCGCCACTCGCACGCTACGCCAAAACTCTGAACACACTTTCGTCCGTCGATGTTGCGCGCATCTCATCAATGGTCCGTAAGGGCCATAGCGCGCAGGGCATCAAGTCAGAAACGCCTTTCACCTTGAAGCAGATCAATGCGGTCTTCGCATTGGTCAGCATGCAACAGCAATAAAACAGGAGAGAAAAAATGACACAGCTCAAGACATACGAAAACGTCTATGTGGCGATGGAGCAGCAGGCCGATCGCACATGGCTCGTCTTCAACAAGGTTCGCGGCATCTACGAAGACCGCACCTTTCGCACCTATGACGCAGCGCGCAACACGATGGTCGAGCTGACAGAGCGATACAAGATCATCGCTCGCGGCAAAAACCCGTCATACGTTTGAGGGAGGGAGCAATGACAGACACACCTACAAAACGCGACGGCAACGCCGAACTGCGCGAACACTGCGAACAGATTGCGGAGCGCCTTCGCACAGGCGTTTTCGATGACTTTGAGCCAGAGGAGGAGGGCGAAGAGCCAACAGCTTATGACTTCCTGCAAGACGCTCTCGACATTGAGTATGTCGTCAATACCAAAGGTGAATATCTCGGCGCTCGCGTTCTCGTTGCATTTGGCGGACCGAACATCTGGATCAACACACGCTCTGGCATGGTTGAAGGCGCATGGTGGGGAACGCGAGCAAATGTTCCGTTCTATGACGGCATAGGCTTAGACGACGCCTTAGAAGAACTCTGGAACTGTCGCTGAGAGGAACAACAAATGCGCTCTTTATCTCACGGTGAATTTATCAATGCGGTGCAGGCCATTCGTGGCCGCACCGATCTCTCAGAGCGTGAACGCGCTCGTCGCATCAACAAGCTAATGGAGGAGCAACGTGGCAACAAACGAGATGATCGCTCGATCGAGGGCAATCTTAATGGCTCGAGCGGCGATTACTGCACGCGACAAGAAGGAGGAGCCTCGTTTTATCAAACGTCGAAAGAAATCCGTGTCCCACACATCCTCTGGATCGCCCTGTTCTGGTCGATCGTGATGATGTTCATCGCAGAAAACTTTATTCCGTAACAGAAGGAACCCTATGCAATGTTTCCAGCACAAGTCGTCATCACAGCTCTGAATAAAGCCGGATCGGTCGCAGAACTCGCGCGTCAAATGGGCGTGATAGAGCAGACCGTCTACAACTGGCTGAACTACAAACACTGTCCATCTGCTCCGCGCATCGACGATCTGCTTGCGTTCATCGAAAACACACCGCGCAAGAAAAGCGCATGGGAGATGCGTCAGGAGGAAATCGAACTTCGCTCACATCGCGCACCAAAAGTCGTCGTAGAGGAGGAGCCAGTGCGTGCGTATAAGCCGGAGCCTGTTGCGCCGATCGAAAACAAGCCGTGGAAGCAGCTCGTCGAAATCACGCGCATCAGCGAAAGTCTGAAATTCTCATTCGGCATCACGGATGAAGCGAAGGTCGTTTTCATCCCGCCATACCTCACTGACAAGCTGAAGGATGACAATGTTCAGGACGGCGACGAGATCACGCTGATTGTCCGCGACAACGATCATCCGAACGCCGATCTCTTCGCGCTCAAGTGGATTGAGGAGGACGAGTGATGGCGATCGAAGTTCGCAAGAACGCCGATGGGTCTTGGACCGTCTTCTATTTCGGCAAGGAAGCCGGGTTCATCGAACCTGTCCGCATCAACAGAGCAGAGCGCACCTATCGTGCAGTCAGCGTGCATGGTCGCCTGACGCACACCTACACGCTCGAGGGCGCAAAGCAATTCGTGATTGAGAACTACGCATGACGAACTGGACAGAACATTACAAACAGGTCCGCGCGCGTCTCAACAAGACAGCGCAGATCAAGAAGGTCGCGCCTCGCAAGCCGATCGAAGACTACGTCTTGCCTCGCCCGCTGCCGGAGACGCCGCAGTCGATCGAGGAGCAGCAACGCAAACGGATGAAGGGCTGTCCGCTCTCTCTGCGCCGGCAAGGTCTCGTCCTGCCGATCTTGGAAGAGTTCGACATGACATGGGAAAAGCTGTGGGCAAAAGATCGACGCGCCGTTCTGATGACGCCTCGCCGCAAGGTCTGGCTGAAGCTGTGGGAAGACGGCATGTCGATCTCGCAGATCGGCCAGTTCACGCAGCGCGATCACACAACCGTTCTATGGGGCCTGCGGGCAATCAAGAAAGCACAATCGGAGGACAAGGCATGCACTACCGCGACACTCTAAAGCAGGCTGTTGAGACGATGGACGAGAGGCAGAAGAAATATGCCTCGCCAGAAAAGAACTTCGCCCGCATCGCATCGCTCGCGTCGATCATGCTGAACCGCAACGTGACGCCGTATGAGATCAGCATGATCCATCTCTGCACGAAGCTGGCTCGGCACATCGAGACGCCGACATACGACGACAACATCCTCGACGGCGTGAACTACCTCGCCTTTGTCGGGACATTCGCCGGACAACATTTCGATGGTCTTGGTGAGGTCCGTCGCGTCGAGATCGTTAAGGGCATGGAGGATGCGCTGCTGGCGCAGCTGGCAAAGCAGGCTCCCGTTCTGACGGAGGAGGAGTTGGCCTCTCTCAAGGAGGCTGCGACATGAAGAGCCTGATCGAACAGTTTGAGTTCTTGGCGCGCACATCGCAAGACCCTGTCGATGCACAAGGCTTCAGGGTCGCCGTCGAAGCCTTGCAGATGTGCCAGAGGGCGCTTGAGTTTTATTCCTGCAACTGCCAGCTTCCTTGCACGGAGCAGCAATACAAGGACAGTCCTTGCGGCATGCGTGCGAACTCAACACTGAAAGCGATGGCAGATGGACGAACAAACCATTAACGCCGACTTCAGCAGCAACGTGCGCGTTCGCTGCGCGCAGATTGCAAATGTCGTCATCACGCTCGCTGAGAACATCAGCGACCACACAGAAACACCAACATGCGCTGTCTTTCAGGAAATCATAAAGGCAGCTGTTGGAGCCTTATACGTCAATGGTCACGAAGACTGCGCCGATGCTTTGCTCGCCGCGTTACTCGAGATCAATGACATTCCCGAAGACGCCAGCATCAACTGAAGGAGAGGAAAGATGCGCCGTTTATTGACTGCACTTGGACTGACTGTGTTCCTACTGGCCCCGACTGTCGCTGTCGCCTGTTCGACATCGACCTATTTCGTGAACGGCAAAGTGATCGTCTGCGTGACGTGCTGCCAGAACGGGCAGAACTGCTCGACGGTCTGTTCGTGAGGTCGCGCCATGATGAATGAATTTCATGCGTGGTTCAAAAGCGCGAAGAAAGGTTATCGCTACACCTACCATCGCGGTGATCTTGCGTTTGATCGTTATGCCCCATCACGGCATGAGCCGACAGTGAAGCAGCGCGAGCTAGGGTTCCTAGCTGACATGGCTTACGAGCTTTTCTACCAGCGCGAGATCACGCTGATCCAGAAGAAGCATGCCGTGAATGACTACGAATACATTGCGGTGAAGCTATGACGAAGTGGGCGCAACGCTTCCTCGATCTTGCGGCGCATGTTGCAGGCTGGTCGAAAGACCCGTCAACGAAGGTCGGTGCTGTGGCTGTCGATCCGACATCACGCGCCGTCCTATCGACGGGATACAACGGTCTGCCTCGAGGCGTCGATGACCAGCCGTGCCGCATGCAGCGGCCCGGCAAATATCTATGGACTGCACACGCTGAAGAAAACCTCGTCGCACATGCGGCGAGGCAAACGCTTCACGGTGCGACGGTTTATGTCACGCATCTGTGCTGCGCCAACTGCACACGGATGCTCATCAATGCCGGCGTCAGAAAGATCGTGTGCGGTCCCGGTCTGACAAATATGGAATACGAGAACTTCGTCGTCGCGCGACAGATGATGAAGGAAGCTGGCGTAGAGCTAGAAGTCGAAGATGTGCAGGAGGGGAAGTGATGGCTGGTAAGCGTATGCACTACGGTATCGGATCGTATGAAAGCGCACTCAAGTTAAATCGGGAGCTTCTTCTCCGCTTGCGAGAAAAGGATGAGATGAACTTTTCGATTAACCGCTACATAGAAACGGCTGCGCTTGATAACTTGTTGCCGCCAGAGCCTCGCCGCACCAACGCCGTTGGCATCCCATTGATCCGCGCCGCGCTTGGGGAGGGGAAGGAATGACGCAAAAAACAGATGTCGTCCTTCGCATGCGTAAGGGTGCTGAAGTCGTCGATCGGCATCGCTTTCCGATGGTGTATCAGACCTACACGGAAGCAGCCGACGAGATCGAAAGGCTGCGGCGTGACAAGGAGCGCGCGCTGGCTGCGCTGCGATATTTCAAAACAGGAAACTACAAGCAGCGTTTTGAGGTTCGCTACGCAGCCGAGTGTGCAATAGAGGAGATTGAGTGATGAGCAACATCACGCTGAGTTTTTTCGTTGTGGCAATAGCAGCGGCGGCAGCTGTTCTGATCGTCGTGCTGGTGAAGGAAATCATTGATGTCGAATAATTGCTCGTCGTGCCGATACTATCGCGGCACATCTATCGGCTCATGCCACCGCTATCCGCAAACGGTGAAGGTGGCGTCCGCGCACTGGTGCGGCGAATATGCTGCCGTCGATCTGCCGAAGGTCGAGCCGATCGTCAGCAAGAAGGGCAAGTCACGTCTTAACCTTCGCCCGCTTCCCCCCGAGGATGGCGATCAACTCTGACGCCGTTTCAGACGAAACGTCCTGACACATCAGCACGCGCACGACGCCGGGTTCTTGCACTGTCATGCTGAACGTGCCGACAGCCGGCGCTGTGTTCTCAACATGAACGGACGGCTCGACGCGCCGTCCCTTCAACCCTAATCCTTTCGCCAAGTCATCTAGGGAAATCCCGATCATTGTGGCGAGCGTCACAGCACGCGACAGCGGCGGATCGACGCCTTCCTCACCAGAGATAAATCGAGACACGCTCGGATCAGCAATTCCCCATGCGCGCGCAAGGTCGCGCTGCGAATAACCATGCTGCTTTAAAGCATCTCGTATCCAGCCATTTGTCTCGTTTTTTCGCGTGTTCATTTTGTGCCGTTTGTGCGGAGAATACTTATGCGCGCATCTTCTTCACGCTCGCTGTTGTGGGCTGGTTGCGGGTGCTGCACATTCTGTTTCCCCCAACACACAACACGATTTTACGCTGTCATGTCGTCCCTGTGCATAAGTGTGGCCGAAGCGGCCAAAGTTCTTGGCATCTCGAAACGAAGCCTCTACTCCTACATCGAAGCCGGAGTTTTCCCGTCCGTTCGCATTGGTCGTCGCATCCTGATCCGCAAGATCGACATGGATCGGATCGTTCACGGTCAGCAACAGCCGCAGCACCAGCAGACGCAATGAGCGTCCTCTGGTTCGTCGTCGGTCTGCTCGTCGGAAATCTGGTCGGCTTGTTCACGGCGGCGCTGATGTGCGCCAATGAGGAGGAGAGGAATGACAATCACACCGGGCGTCTACACGGGGATGCCAGCCCCCGACTATCACGCGATCGACGCGCTCTCTGCGAGCGGTGCGAAGCATTTACTGAGATCGGCAGCGCACTATCTCGCGCAGAAGGAAAAGCCGATGGAGCCGACAGCAGCGATGCGTCTCGGCACAGCGGTTCACACGATGATCCTCGAGCCGGAGAAAGCCGACACGGAGATCGCCCGCGCGCCGAAGGTTGATAAGCGCACGAAGGTCGGCAAGGAAACGCTTGAGCTATTTGAGCGTGAGAACGCCGGCAAGCTCATCCTTGATGCCGATGTCTACGACAAGGCTGCGGCAATCGCTGATGCCGTCTACAAGCATCCGCAAGCGCGCGAGCTGTTGAAGGATGGTCAGTCGGAAGTGTCGATGCTGTGGCAGGCGCATGGCGGTATCCCGTGCAAGGCGCGCTTTGACTATTACAAAGGCGACGGGATCATCGACATCAAGACGACGCAAGACGCATCGCCTGATGGTTTCGCCCGCAACATCGCTGGCTTCAAATATCACATGCAGGCGGCGCACTACCTTCAGGGCTATCGTGAAGTCACGGGATGGGACGCTGACCATTTCACGTTCATTGCGGTGGAGAGCGAGCCTCCCTACGCGATCGGCATCTACCGGCTCGACGAAGCCAGCCTGCACACAGGCCGCATGCTGATGGAGAAGGCTGCTGCCGCCTTCAGGCAGGCGAACGAGCCTTCCGTCTGGCACGGCTATTCGCCCGACATCCAGACGATCTCGGTGCCTTCGTGGGCGCTGCTGGACCCCGCTTGGTAAAAAGCTGTGGATAAGTTTGCGCCCTAGGCGTCAGTATTTGCGTCTAGAGCGCAAGGCGTTCTAGCTAACACAAGCGAAGCAGGGAGTGTCGCAGTGATTACCGAAATTCAGTCAGCCGAAGACATCGTTCGGTTCATCGAGAAAGAGCGCGTCAGGCAGGGCCTATCGCAGCGAAAGCTGTGCGCCGATGCTGGCCTGTCGCATGGAGCCTATTGGTTCGTGAAGAACAATGGTGGCGGCATCCACCTAGACACAGCATTGCGGCTTCTCGAGGCTGTCGGCGCTGATGTGCTGGTCGAGGTGGAGCCGCAGCAATGAGTTGGATGTTCTTTTCAATGGCAGCTCTCTACACCGTGATCGGCGTGTGGAATGACATCGACGGAGCAGTTCCTCGCAACTGGACGATGTTTGTCTCAGCTGCTCTGTTTGTATTGGCAGGCTTCCAATGATCGTCGGCATAGACCCCGGCGCATCAGGCGCACTGGCCTTCTTCAACATGGAAGCCGGCACGCTTGAGATCGTCGATATGCCTGTCATCGAGATCGAACGCGGCGGCAAGCTGAAGCGTGAGATCAGCCCGCATTTTGTCGCCGCAGCTATTCGTGACTTCAAGCCTAACGTCGCATGGATCGAGAAGGTCGGTGCGATGCCGGGTCAGGGCGTCAGCTCGATGTTCCAGTTCGGACGGGGCGTCGGTCTCGTCGAAGGCGTGCTGGCCGGCCTCAACGTCCCATTGAACTACGTCACGCCGCAGGCTTGGCAGAAGGCCGTCAGCCTGCGTGGCGGCAAGGACGGAGCGCGTCTGCGTGCCGTCGAACTCTTCCCCCGTTACATCAACCTGTTCGCCCGCAAGAAGGACGACGGCAGGGCTGATGCCGCGCTCATCGCTTGGTATGGCGCGACTTACTAATCCCGGCTGCGGGGTTCAGCAGCATTTTGGTTGAAAGGTCTATGGATCATGGCTCTTGGTTTTAATACAGAAGGTCGCTCGTCTGGCGACATCCTGCCGATCGTGAAGTTCGATGCGAAGTCAGGCGACTTCATCGCACGCAAGCGGGAGCAAGGCACGGACGGCATGTGGGAGAACGTCGAAGAGGAAGTCGCTCTCCCGTTCAAAGCTATCTTCGACTTCGACAACATCGAAGTGGGCTGGCTGTCGTTCTCGTCGGGTGCGCCTGACTTCCACATGGTCAAATACGGCGAACGTCTCCCGGCGCAGCCGTCGCCCGAACACAAGCAGGCGTTCCGCATCCGCATCTACAGCAAGTCTCTTGGCCTGCGTGAGTTCAGCCATTCGTCGAAGACGCTGCTGCGCTCCATCGACACTCTCCACAATCAATTTCTGGCCGATAAGGATGCAAATCCCGGCAAGGTTCCTGTGGTCGAGGTGGCTGGTCTTGAGACCGTAAAGATCAACTCTCCGCAAGGTGAGCTGCGTTTTAAGGCTCCGAAGTGGTCGATTGTGTCGTGGGTGGCTCGTCCCGATGCAATGGATGGCGCTACCGAAGCGCCTGCTCCTGCGCCAGCTCCGAAGCCTGCTCCGGCTCCCAAGCCTGTTGCAGCGTCAGACGACGAGTTCTAAGCAAAGAAAAAGGGCAGGCTCACGGGTATGGCCTGCCCTTTAGTTCGCCGCACTAGGGGGGATCGGGTAGCACGGCATGACCGAAGCAGTATCAGAAAACACAAACAAAAGCATCACCGAGCATTGCATGAAGCTCGCATTTGCTGTGGGTGGCCGCACGGACACGGCGCTCACGGTCAAGGATTACACGTTCCAGCAGCTCGCCGCTCGCCTGCGCTCACCAAAGCAGGGCGGTAAGGACGGCAGCTATTACATCCGTGGCGGCGATCTCGTCGCTCCCAAGCGCGCGGATGAAAACCTCCGCACAGCTGAACTCCTCATTCTCGACGGCGACAGCCGGATCGACCCCGAAACAGGCGAGATCATCTCTGGCGCGCCTCCGATGCTGGAAGTCGGCGCCGCGCTCCGCGATATGAATATCGCTTATATCGCTCACACATCGCACAGCTATCGCCCGGTCAATGGTGGCGGTCAGCCGCACTGGAAATATCGCATCGTTATTCCGGCGCGTCTGAAGTCGCAGAAGGAGCTGGAAGCCTGCGTCCAGTGGACGCTCGCGCAGCTGCACGCACGGGGCGTCTGGCTGGCTGACGTGACCGAGAACAGCAAATGGTCGCAGCCGTGGTATCTGCCTCGCGTAGAGCAGCCTGACGCCTTCCTAGCTGATGTGAACGAGGATGGTCATGCCTTCCCGGTCAGCGAGGCTATGGCGTGGGCGAAGGAGCGGCAGAAGCGCGAACAGGTCGAGCAGTCGATCGTCAGCAATCCTGTTAATCAATCATCCGGCGACATCGACACGTTCAACAAGGCGCACAGTCTTGAGTGGGTGCGGTCGAAGCTCGAGAGCCAAGGCTACAAGTTCGTCTTCAAGGACGGCGACAAGTTCCGCTACATCAGGCCGGGTTCCGAGAGCGGCACTCCCGGCGTCGTCGTGTTTCGTGGCGCTCGAGGAGATTGGTGCGTCTTCTCGCATCACGGTGCCGCAGACCCGCTCTCAAACAAGGTCAGCGACCCGTTCGATCTCGTCGCAATCTTCGATCACAACGGCGATCGGAAGGCCGCAGCACGGGCTGTCCTGCCGAAGCAGCCGAATATCTCAGAGCAGCTTGGCATCTTGTCAGGACAACAGCCGGACAAGGCGGATCAAAACCCGATCAAATCTTTGGAGCCAAGCCAGCCCGAACAGCCCAAAAAGCGCGTCAGCCTCATCATGGCGAACGAGCTAAGGGATGAGCCGATCACATGGCTGATCGACCAGCTCGTCCCGGCCAAAGGCTTCGCGGCTCTCTACGGCAAACCCGGCAGCTACAAATCCTTCGTCGCGCTCTATCTCGCAGCCATGATCTCGACAGGTCAGGAAGCGTTCGGGCGCGACACAATCCAAGGCGACGTGATCTACGTTGCCGGCGAAGGCGGTGCTGGTCTCAAACGTCGATGGGATGCCGTCAAACGGCACTACAGCCTGCCAAACGATGCGCGCATCGCGTTCGTCAAGTCGCAGCTCAATTTACGCAGCACGCTCGAGGACTTAGAGGCATTGGTTGAAGCAATCAATGAACGAAAGCTCAAACCAAGCCTCATCATCATTGACACGCTCGCAAGAGCCTTCGCAGGCGGCAACGAGAACAGCTCAGAAGACATGGGCGCGTTCATAGCGGTCATGGGAGCCATGCAGGCACGGCTCGATAGCGCCGTGATGATCGTTCACCATTCAGGCAAGGACGAAGCCAGAGGACAACGCGGCCACAGTTCACTGCTAGGGGCCGTCGATGCCGAGCTAGAGGTCGTCAAGATCAGCGAAGAGGACAGCCAAGAGCGCGTTGGCAAGCTCACCGTTACCAAGCAGAAGGACGGCGAGGACGGCTTCGAGATCGGCTATGAGATGGTCACGATCCCGCTCTCAGCGATCGACCCTGAAGCGACATCGCTTGCCGTGCAGCCGATGGATAAGGTCGTCGAGGCACGCCGCAAGGCCGATCCGAACAAGCTCGCGCCCGGTCAAAAGCTCGTCTTCGATGCTCTCAAACTGGCGATCGAAGAGGCCGGAGAGACGGTCGGATTGGACCGCATACCGCCGCAAAAACGGTGCGTGAAAGTGTCTCTCTGGCGCGAGTATTACTACCGAATGTCTCCCCACAGCGATGCTGCCAAGAAAAAAGCGTTCATGCGGGCAAAAACCGAAATGCTGGCGCGGGGGACATTTGGCTGTTGGGCGGAATGGTGTTGGATTACAGAGGGTTAGACGAAAAAGGGACATGGGGGACATTGGGGGACATTGGTGTTTTCCGAAAGATGTCCCTTGGGGGACATGGGGGACACCACCCTTTAAGGGTGTCCCTATGTCCCCGGATCAATCGAGGCGAGTGAGGAGAAGAGAAGATGCAGTGCGAAACGTGCGTTTTTTGGAAACGCAAAAACGACATCTTGGGAGCAGGCAGATGCCGTCGATATGCACCGAAGCCGATCAACTGGTTCGTGCCTGACAGCGGCGAGGAAGATGACGCAGAGCCGACGCCCGAAGCCGTCTGGCCGGAGACTTGGAATGACGATTGGTGCGGCGAGTGGCAAAGCATGTTCGGAGGCAAGAAGTGGGGCGAGTGATGGAACGGGCGATGACGCCGCTTCCGCTGATCGACAGGACGCCGATCAAGGATGCGCTCGAGCCTGTCGATCGGGTCGCCGGCGAGATGGAAGGCAAGTGGGGCGTCGGTCGTCTCCCGCGTCTCGTCTCGCCGGAGATGGCGGCGAAGTTCTCGTCCGCCAGAGCCAAGCTCGACGAGGCGATCAGGGCGAACGATCTCGAGGCTGTCGTCAGCAAGGCTGCGGTCGTGATCCGTGGCTGGCACGCGCTCGATAAGGCTGCGACCGAAGCGGGACACAAGACCTATCCGCAAGGCGTCTGGTCAACCAAGCACAGAGGCACGACATACACGGTCGTCCTCGATCGGGCTGACGTGAACAAGGTCGCGCACGACAGCAAGGACGCAGGCCATGTCGTGACTTTGGCAGAGCTGCTGCTAGTGTGGGACGAGTTTCAGGGGAACAGGGTCATCAGCCAAACGAAGAGCCTGTTTCCCGGCGCGACCGTCGAGAAGGTCGGAGGGATTGCGGAGCTGGATGATGACATTCCGTGGAATTGACGAGAACGAGGCACAGGAGGCCGTAGACAGGCTTCTTGCTGATGTCATGGATGACTACCTAGCAGAGCCAGAGAAGCCGTCAGTGCGCGTTATAGCCGTGCAGAGCAATGGTCGGCTAAGGACGATCAAGGTGACAGGGAATGTGATTTGGTTCCCGATCAGTGGGAAGAGGAAAGCGAAGTGAGTGAGGCAGAAGCCAAAAAGAAACCGGGTCCGGCTTCGATCAAGTCGCCCGAACTCATGGAGGAAATCTGTCAGCGCATTGCAGAAGGCCGATCGGTGAAGAGCATTTGCAATGACGACGACATGCCTTCGTTCGGTTTCGTATGGCGTTGGATCAGCGAAGACGCGGTATTTGAGCACCGCTACGCGCGCGCGATCCAGCAGCGAGCGTTGAACCACGCAGACGAAATTGCTCAATTATCTCAACAGGTTATCAGCGGTCAGGTTCCACCAGACGCAGCTCGCGTTGCCATCGACGCAATGAAGTGGACGGCTTCTCGTTTGTTGCCAAAGGTTTATGGCGATAAGCAGATCGTCGAAGCGAACGTCACGCACACACATCAGCTGCATCTCGATGCGCTGCGTGCGCTGTCTGCACGTCGATCGGGTAACGATCTCGGGTATATCGACGCACAAGCCATTGATATTACTGGCGATCCAACCTTTTCAGGTGAAAGGTTGGGTGCGTCGATGCCGGCGATCGAGGCGGTCCCTGTGCCTGTCGATGCCGCAGACCCCCCCGGCTCCCCCGATGGGGGAGGGGCGGCGCTGGCGGCGCACCCTTCTACGTCTACGGACGAAAAACCGTCAGACCCCCCTACCCCCGGCAAGCCTAAACGACGCCCCGCCAAAAAATTAAAAAATAAAAAATGACGATCAGCTGGTTCAGATACGTCAGACATGCTGACGTTCCCGAATACGCAGCGAACGGATGGACTTACGCGGCGGACCTTGGCCCGACGCATGGACTTTGGAGCGTGCTGATGCAATGGTCACGCACGGGAAGCCCGCCGGGTGTAGAGACGGACCATCTGGATGCCGCAGCCGCCGATACCGAAAGCTCTTGCAGAAGAGACGGTCAATGCTTTGGTGAAGGCGTTGCGGGCGGGGCATCCGAAGAGCGATGCGATCCAGTTGACGGCGAAGAAATTGAACGTCAGCACGGGGACGATCTACACGCGCCTGCGTGCGGGCGGACCGATTGAGCGGTCACATCCTGAGCTTTATCAGCTGTTTTTAGACGAAATCACGCTTGTTCCGCGTGATGTTGAGTTCTCGCCCGCACCAAAGTTGCGTGTGTCGGTGCGGGCGGGAAGCAACCCTGAGGGCGAGACGATCAGGGTTTGCGCGATCGGTGATGTGCATGACAGCCCTACGCAGGACAAGGCGCGGTTCAAGTGGTTTGGCCGGCACATTGCGAAGACGAAGCCTGACAAGGTTGTGCAGATCGGTGACTTTGGCGACTTTCATAGTTGCTCGAGCCATGAGCCGATCGGGTCTCTGAGCGCGGCGATGAAGCCGTCCTACAAGCGCGATCTCGAAAGTTTGGAAGAGGCTTTAGGACTTATCCACAAGGAAATTTCGGGCAGCGGTATTCATCTGCATGTGGTCGAGGGGAACCATGAGGACCGGGTTTATCGGTTCCAAGACTTGCATCCCGAAGCTGACGGCATGTTCATTGATGCGTTGCAGGATGTGTTTGCGCGGTATGACTGGCGCGCGAAGCCGTATGGTGAGTTTTTGTTTATCGGTGGCGTCGGGTTTGTGCATGCGCCGAAGACGATCATGGGGCGGGCTTACAGCGGAAAGAACTCAGAGCAGCAGATTGGGAATGATGCGTTGTTCTCGATCGTGTGGGGTCACACGCATCGGGCTGTGTTTAAGCAAGTGCCGAAGATCGGTCCGTCGCAGCACATCGAGGTGTTGAACTTGGGGAGCGCGATGCCGACAGGCTATGTTGCGCCGTATGCAGGGACGGCGACGACGGGCTGGTCCTATGGCATCTTTGATCTTGAGTTACGCGGCGGTCACATCGTCGGGCATAACTTCATCAGCATGGATAGTCTGCGGTCGATGTATGGGGACTGACGATGGATGAGGAAGACGAAGTGGTAATGATTGGTCAGGAGAGCGAGCTGGCGCAGCTTGCTGGCGCGTTGTGCAATCTGGCAAATCAGGTAGATGTGACGCGGGACGAGGACGCAAGGCTTTACTTGTTGCAGGCGATGGCTGGCATTACCTACATGCTCAACCCGCCGAAGGGGGAGGTTCATGTCATCGACGGCAGCAAAGGAAAGCGGTAACGATTTCGTTGCGTTCATTGAACGGTATGAGCGCGATCCTGTCGGTTTTGTTGAGAATGTGTTGGAGGCGAAGCCTCTTCCTTGGCAGAAGGATTTTCTGAGCGCATTGGCGCGTGGCGAGCGTAGGATCAGCGTTCGCGCTGGTCACGGTGTTGGGAAATCGACGGCGTGTTCGTGGGCTTTGATCTGGCACATGACGACGCGCTACCCGCAGAAGAGCGTCGTGACTGCGCCGACATCAGCACAGCTGTTTGATGCGCTCTATTCAGAGTTGAAGACATGGATCAACAAGCTGCCGCCAGTGTTGCGCGAGAGCTTTGAGGTCTTTTCCGATCGCGTTGTGTTGAAGGGTGCGCCGGAGAGTTCGTTTATCTCGGCTAGGACTTCTTCGACGGAGCGGCCCGAGGCTTTGGCTGGTGTCCACTCCGAACACGTTTTGCTGGTGGTGGACGAAGCATCAGCCGTTCCTGAGCAGGTTTTCGAGGCGGCGGCGGGTTCGATGTCTGGTCACTCGGCATCGACGATCCTGATTAGCAACCCGACTAGAAATAGCGGATTGTTTTATAAAACGCATCACGATCTTGCGTCCGATTGGTATCGGATGCACGTCTCTTGTTTGAATATCCCGCTCGTTTCTGCTGACTTCGTTCAGCAGATCAAGGCGACGTATGGTGAAGACAGCAACGCTTTTCGTATTCGTGTTCTTGGCGAGTTCGCACTTGCCGACGACGACACGCTCATCCCGGCAGAGCTGGTCGATGGGGCGATTGGGCGTGACATTGTTGCTGGCGCTAACGATCCTCTTGTTTATGGCCTTGACGTTGCGCGGTTCGGCACTGACAGAACGGCTCTTGTGAAGCGCAAGGGGAATGTTGTGCTTGACGTGAAGTCGTGGGGCGGTCTCGACACGATGCAAGTTGTCGGCGCGATCGTGAACGAAATGAAAATCGACAACCCTGACGAGATTTGCGTCGATACGATCGGTCTCGGGTCTGGTGTGGCTGACCGATTGCGCGAGATGGGTTACAACGTGCGAGACGTGAACGTGGCAGAGGCGTCGGCTATGAACCCGAACGCGAACAAGCTGCGTGATGAATTATGGTTGAGTGTGAAGGATTGGCTGACGACGAGGGCAGTGAAGCTGCCGGCAGACGACCAGCTGCGGCATGAGCTTGTTGCGCCGCGTTATTCGTTCACATCGAGCGGCAAGGTTCAGGTTGAGAGCAAGGACAGCATGAGAAAGCGTCGTATGCGTTCGCCTGACTTGGCCGATGCGTTGTGCCTGACGTTTGCGTCTCAAGCTGCGATGGTCGGAGGGCGTGCGCCGAAGTGGATACCCGGTCAGCCTTTGCGCCGTCACATCAAAGGCGTGGTCTAGTGTTTGCGTTGCGGACGCAATCAACGTATTTTCGGCGCAACTTAGGAGATCAGCATGAAAAAGGTTTGGGACACAAAAGACCCGACAAAGTCCGACAAGAAGCTGACGCCGAAGCAGAAGGCGTCTGCGAAGTCGATGGCTGCGAAGGCTGGTCGTCCCTATCCGAACCTCGTTGACAACATGCGTGCCGCGAAAAAGAAGGGCAAGTGATGGCTGAAGAGATGGAAGGCGGCGCTTGTCCGGTCGCTACGCGCGACATCACGATCAATTTGCAGAACCGTGGCAAGGCGATCGACAAGGCCAACTATGGCCCGATGAACCCGCGTTCGCCTGACGACGAATACTGGCAGCAGATGGCAGCGAAGTGGGACGTGCCTGTCGAAGAGGCGATGTCGATGCGCTGCGGCAACTGCGCTGCGTTTAACCAGACCGAAAAGATGATGGCCTGCATCGCGCAGGGCCTTGGAGGAGAAGGGCAAGCTGATGACCCTATGGACACGATTGAAGCTGGCGATCTCGGCTTTTGTGAAATCTTTGACTTCAAATGCGCCGCAGAGCGAACCTGTGACGCATGGATCGTCGGAGGGCCGATCAAAGACGAAGACGGCGAGGATGACGACGAAGCCGAGGAATACGACGAAAGCGACGAGGGCGAATACGAAGGCGAAGAATACGAAGAGGGCTAAGTCGTGAAGGTAGCCATTTGCATACCGGCGCGGGAGACGGTGTGTTCTGGCTTTGCGAAAGACTTGGCGATGTTGACAGCCAACATCTATGCAGGTCTTCCGCAAGGCGGCACGTTCAACATCAACATTTTGAGCGGCACGCTCATCGCAGATCAGCGGCAGAACTTGGTTCGCAAGGCATTTGCCGCTGATTTTGATTATGTGCTGTTTCTCGATGCTGACATGCGGTTTCCGGCAAACACGTTCTGGAAGCTGCAACGGCACGACAAGGACATCGTTGCGGCGAACTATGCGACACGTCGCATCCCTGTGAAGACAGTTGCGTTCCGTGACTTTGCAAATCTTGAGTGCATTTACACGGACAACGGCAGCACAGGGCTGGAAGAAGTCGATGCAGTCGGTATGGGCTGCATGCTTATCAAGATGGACGTGTTTCGGAAATGCCCCCTGCCTTGGTTCAATCTGGCATGGCTTCCGTCAGGCAACGTGTGGGTGGGCGAGGACATTTATTTTTGCAAGCTCGCACAGGCTAACGGCTTCAAGGTCTACATCGACCATGATTTGTCGAAAGACGTGAAGCACATCGGCACGATGGAGTTCACGCACGATCATGCGGTTGAGTGCCGGCCAGACGAGCCGCAAGACGTGGCAGAGGCAGCGCAAAAGATGGAGGCGCTAAATGAAGAAGTCTAAAGCTGACAAGAAAATCAGCAAGGTCATGGGCGAATACGCCGAAGGCAAGCTACACAGCGGATCGAAGAAGGGTCCGGTCGTTAAGTCGAAGAAGCAGGCGATGGCTATTGCTTTGAGTGAAGCCGGCAAGAGCAAAAAGAAGTGAACCACTTTTACGGCTCAATCGACGGCTGGTTCAATTTCAGCAAGCCTTACCGCGCTGCGGTGAAGGCAGCTGAAGATGGCGCTGTGTTCGTCGAGCTTGGCTGCTGGAAAGGCAAGTCTGCTTCGTTTATGGGCGTTGAGATCGTCAACAGCGGTAAGGAAATTTCCTTTCACTGTGTCGATCATTGGGGCGGCTCGAATGAGCCAGCTCACAAGGCCGATCCCGATCTCGAGCGCGTGTTTGACATCTTCAACGAAAACATGGACCGCATCGACGGTCTTGATTTGCATGTGCATCGCATGGCTTCGGCTCCTGCGGCGCATCTGTTTGAAGATGGGACTGTTGATTTCGTGTGGATTGACGCCGGCCACGAATATGAAGACGTGATGGCTGACATCGAGGCATGGTGGCCGAAGGTGAAGGCTGGCGGCGTCATGGGCGGTGACGACTACCCGATGGATGGTGTAAAGAAAGCTGTGGATACAGTTTTCCCCGGACGCGAGGTCGGCTCTGAGAATGGCTGGCAGTGGTGGCGCGTTCGGAAGAAGGGATAAGGACGATGGCAATGCTCCCCGGTAAATACGACCCTAGCTATACGCCGATCCCGAAAGAGCGCGTCCTGAACGGCGACACGGGTTTGCTTGTCCCTGACAACGGCCCGATGGATGACGACGAGTTCGCCTTCGTTCTGCGTCAGGCGATCGAGACGGCGCAGACCTACATCGACAGCTATCTCGCGCCAGAGCGCGAAGCTGCGATGGCTTACTACCTTGGCGACAAGTTCGGAAACGAGGAAGACGGTCTCTCGCAAGTCGTATTGACTGAGGTGCGCGACACGGTTCTGGCGCTTCTGCCGTCACTGCTTCGCATCTTCACGGGGCCTGATAAGGTCGTCGAGTTCGTGCCGAAAATGCCAGAGGACATTCCGGCAGCTGAACAGGCGACGGACCTGATTAATTACATTTTCATGCAGGAGAACCCCGGCTTCCGCATCCTGCACGATGCCATGAAGGACGCTCTGATCCTCAAGACCGGCGTTCTGACTTGGTATAAGGTCGATGACGAGAGCGTCGAGTATTACAGCTATTCAGGGCTGACAGCTGACGAGATGATGCTTATTCAGGCCGAGCCTGACGTGACGATCGACGAAATGATCGAGGAATTTGACAGCGCAGTCGGCATCCCGTTCTACAGCATCAAGATCAGGCGCGTGAAGCGGACGCCTCGCTATGTCGTCGAGTGCATCCCGCCAGAGCAGTTCTTGATCGACAGCGAAGCGACCAACATCGACGACGCAATCTATTGCGGTCGGCGCAAGCTGGCGACTGTTTCTGAGCTGGTGGCGATGGGCTATGACCGCGACATCATCGAACAGAACGCAGGAACGGGCGGATTTGAAGAAAATCTCGAGGTTCTTGTCCGAAATCCTGCCGATCAGTCGTTTTTTGGCATCACGAACGCGACAGACGAGACAACCGATCGCGTTTTCTACGTCGAGAGCTATGTTCGCGTAGACAAGGACGGCGACGGCATTGCCGAGCTGCATAAAGTTTGCTCTGTCGGCAATGGTGCTTACATTTTGCATGACGAAGTTGTGCAACATGCGCCGTTTGCAATCCTCTCGCCTGATCCGACGCCTCACACGATCTTCGGTCAGTCGATCGCAGATCAGACGATGGATTTACAGCTCATCAAGTCGTCGATTATGCGGAACACGCTCGACAGCTTGGCGCAGTCGATCCATCCGCGCACTGTGGTCGTCGAAGGTCAGGTCAATCTTGATGACGTGATGAACGTCGAGACGGGTGCTGTGATCCGAACTCGTCAGATCGGCGCTGTGCAGCCTCTTGCGACCCCGTTTGTCGGTCAGCAGGCTCTTGGCGTGATGGCCTATCTCGACGAGATCAAGACGCAGCGCACGGGCATCTCGCGCGCTTCGCAGGGTCTTGATGCTGACGTGCTGCAATCGACCACAAATGCCGCTGTGCAGGCGCAGCTGACATCTTCGCAGGAACGCATCGAGATGATTGCGCGCCTGTTTGCTGATGGCCTGAAACGCTGTTTCCAAGGCTTGCTGAAGCTGGTCGTGCAGCATCAGGACAAACCGAAGATCATCCGTCTCCGCAACCAGTTCGTGCCGATCGACCCGCGTGCGTGGGACGCCGGCATGGATATGACGATCAACATCGCGCTTGGTCGTGGTTCAGACGAGCAGCGTATGGCCTTCCTGATGCAGATCATTCAGCAGCAGAAAGAGGTCATTCAGACCTATGGGCCTTACAACCCGCTGGTCGATCTCGTTCAGCTGCGCGATGCCTTGGCTGAAGTGACGCAGCTTGCCGGCTTCCAAGACCCGTCCAAATTCTGGAAAGAGATTAATCCAGAAGAAGTTGCGGCGTTTATGGAGCAAATGCAGCAGAACAAGCCGTCCGATCCAGCTGCGATGCTGGCAGAGGTTGAGGCCGAGAAGATCAAGGCTGACATCATCATCCAAGCTGCCAAGCAGGAGCTTGATCGTCAGAAGGCTGTGGCTCAAGCCGATCTCGAGCGCGACAAGCTGATGGTCGATGCCATGCTGAAGGCGATAGAAATTCAGGCGAAATACGGCGCTCAAGTCGATATGGCGATGATTAAGGGTGAAGTTGACCGCCAGCGCGAGGAAATTCGTGCCATGTTCAGTGCGGCACAGGCGCAAGCCGTTGCGCCACAGCCGCAGCCTGAAATGCCGATGCCTCCGATGGGTATGCCGATGGGTATGGCATGACATTCGACCTAGAAACGGTCGAGCGTGGGACGGTCGAGGCGGTCGAAAAGGGCCACCTCGTCTTCCAAGCTCATCGCTTTGCAGAAGACGACTTTCAGCATGTGCGCCGATTGGCTCTGTGGGCTGATTTGCCAGCCGGGTCGCACGTTGTCGATATGGGAAGCGGTGTAGGGGAGATGGCCCGCATCTGGAGCCTGTTGCAGCCTGATTTGACGTTTTGTCTTGTCAATATCAGCCAGCTACAGCTCGATCTCTCCCCTGTAGATATGGAGCGTGTCTGCTGCGACATGCTGAACGTGCCTAAGCCTGACGCCTCGTTTGATGCGGCGATCTGCTGCTTCTCGATCGGCCATGTTGATCGGTTTAAGGCGCTCCGTGAGATGGCGAGGCTCATTAAACCGGGCGGCATCGTGTTTATTTACGACATGGTGCGCGTTGATGGCGACAACACACGGCTGCTTGAGCTGGCCTATCGGGTCGATGGGCGAGAAGTCATTGAGAACTACGCAGAGATGGCGGGGCTTGAGCTTGATGTCTACCTTGAGCCGTCAGATGCAGGCTGGTATGGGCCACAGACTTTGGGAGACGGCTTCGATTATTACTTCGGAGACGTGAAGCCGGCTATTTGGCGGTTTAGGAGGGGCGATGTCGTTTGAACAGGAAGACTTATGGCGTGAGGCGAAGAGCCTCGCGCAGAGCAAGGCGACGGCTGAAATCATCAGACGGATTGAGCAGCGCCTTATTGATGAATGGTCGAACTCTGACCCTGACAAGTGGGACGCGCGCGATGCGGCATATCACCTCGTTCGCGCTATTCGCACTTTTCGGGATGAGCTGGCGGCGTTGGCGAGTGAGCCAGACGTGACCGCATTTAACCGTCGCTTGAAGGGCGACCGATAAGGGAGTAAATACATGAGTGGAGCCGAGCAGTCGCAGCCTAGCGAAATCGGCATTGCAGAAGCAGCAGATCGGATGGCGGCATTGATGGGAGGCCCTGAAGCCGAACCCGCACCCGCCAAAAGTCAGCCTGCCCCTGCCGAGACCGAAGAGGTCGAGGCGTCTGCGGAAGATGTCGAAGAGACGCCTTCTTATGACGGTGAGGCCGCAGAGACCGATGAGGTCGAAGCGTCGTCAGAAGAAGATGCGACGGAACCCGCAGAGGACGACGAAGATAGTTCGGAACGTGAGCTTTCGGATGACACGCTCGTAACCGTCAAGATTGACGGCAAGACGCAGCAGATCACCCTGAAAGAAGCGCGGGAAGGTTATCAACGGCAGTCCGATTATTCGCGCAACATGAACGCTCTCCGCGAGGAGAAGCAGGAAGTTGAAGCGGCTCGTGAACAGGCAAAAATTCTGGAGGCTCAATACGCGCAGTTAATCCCGGCCTTGCGTCAGCAACTTGAACAGATGATGCCGCAAGAACCTGATTGGGAAAAACTGCATCGTGAAGACCCCCTGAATTACCCGCTGATAAGAGACCAGTGGCGTGACTATCAAGAACGCCTTGCTGCGACGAGAGCCGAACAGGAACGTCTCAGCTATCTACGTCAGCAGGAAGAGCAGACGCAGCTTAGGAAGATCGTCGAGGAAGGCCAAAAGTGGCTGACCGAGAAAAATCCTGAGTGGCGCGATGCAAAGAAGTGGGATGAAGCGCGCAGCAAGCTGAAGGACTATGGCCGCAAGATTGGCTATACGGACGAAGAACTCGCGCAAGCATACGACCCACGCGCCCTGTTAGTTCTCGATAAGGCTCGTAAATACGACGAGCTGATGGCTAACCGCCCCAAACCTCAAAAGCAGGAAGGGCCGAAGCCGATGAAAGCGGGAACAGCGGCATCCTCGCCGCGTAAGACGACCGAGATCACGCGAATGAAACAACGTCTCGCTAAAACCGGCAGCGTCGATGACGCAGCTGCCTTTTTCGGACTTCTAGACAGCAGGAGGTAAGCCGATGGCTTCCGTTTCTAAAGTAACCACCTACGATGCTTCCAACTCAATTCGGGAAGATTTAGCCAACATCATCTATGACATCAGCCCGGTCGATACGCCGTTCATGTCCAACATTGGTCGTGACACTGCGTCGAACACCTATTTCGAGTGGCAGACAGACGAACTCGCCGCTGCTGGCGCGAACGCTGCAATCGAAGGTGCTGACGCCGGCAATGCTGATTTCGACGCAACTTTGCGCGTGGCGAACTACTGCCAGATCAGCACGAAGGTCGTGTCTGTGTCGAACACATCCGACGCAGTGAACACTGCCGGGATGCGCACGGTCATGGCCTACCAACAAGCCAAAAAAGCGAAGGAGCTAAAACGGGATATGGAATTTATCCTGTTGCGCAACCAAGCTGCTGCTGCTGGTAACAACTCGACCGCCCGCAACACTGCTGGTTTGCCTGCTTGGTTGCAGACAAACATTCAAGCGAACAGCGCCGTTGCTCCAACGATGTCTGGTGCAGGCGGCAACGGCTACCCGAACGCTGCTTGGACAAGCCTTTCGACCGCGACAGACGTTGCGTTCACTGAAGGCATGCTCAAGACTGCTCAACAGCAGGCTTGGTCAGAGGGCGGCAATCCGTCGATCCTCATGGTCGGTCCTTACAACAAGACTGTTGCATCGACCTTCGCTGGTCTCGCTGAACAGCGCATCCAATACAACAACGCGAAGCCGTTGAAAATTATTGCGACAGCTGACGTATACCTCGGAGATTTCGGGGAGTTGGCCATAGTCCCAAATAGATTTCAACCTGAAAACTTCGCGTTCGTCATCGACCCCGAATACGCTTCGGTGTCGTATCTCCGTCCGTTCCGTGTCATCGACATCGCTCCGACAGGCGATGCGGTGAAGAAGGAAATGGTCGTGGAATATGGCCTCCGCGTGAAGAACGAAAAGGCTCACGCGATCATCGCCAACTTGACGACTTCAGCCTGATGAATAGGTGGGGCGGGTTTATCCCGCCCCATTCTTTCACGGAGAGGATTGATGGCAGAAGAATTTGCTCCCGGCACGTTTTATCTCGGCGGTGATGCGTTCACTGGCTCGATGACCAAGATGCACATCACGCCTGACGGCAAGATGCACATCGAAAACATTTATCAGGTCGATGAAATCATTGAGCGTGCAAAAGCAGAGCGCAACGAGGTATCTCGCACAGCAAAGCTCGGAGACATGGTGAAGGTTGCAAGTCTTCCGATGCACGTTCATCTTGATCTTATGGAGCGCGGGATCATTGGCGACAAAACAGCAATGCGCCGCTGGCTGGCTTCTGAAGAAGCTGCGCCGTATCGCACGCACTGGATCAAAAGCTAATGGCGACGATCACGGACTACACATCACTGCAATCCACGATCGCGGATTATTTGAACCGTGCTGATCTCACGGCTCAAATTCCTACCTTCATTCAATTTGCCGAAGCTGACTTCAATACGCGCCTTCGCACGCGCGAAATGATTGTTCGTGCTGAAGCGCAGAGCAGCAACGAATATGTGCAGCTGCCGGCTGATTGGCTCGAGGCGATCAACCTTCACATCATCGACGGAAAACAGCCGCTTCGGTATGTGACGCTTGATGAGGCTGATCGCATCATTCAAGAGAATATATATACCAATGTCGTAGCGTTCTCGCTGATGAACGGCGCGCTTGAGCTTGTTCCTGCGCCCGGTTCTGACGTTGACATTGAGATGATCTACTACGGAAAGATCACTCCGTTGTCGGCGCAAGTCTCGACAAACTGGCTTCTCACAAAAGCGCCTGACGTTTATCTCTATGGCGCTCTTATGCACGCGCAGCCGTTCCTTATGGACGACCAGCGGATGCCTGTCTTTGCCACGCTTTACAGCTCACGCATTGAGGCATTGAACGAAGAGAGCATGAAATCAACTCACAGCGGCTCTCCGCTGGTAGCTAGAGCACGGAGGGTCTACTGATGGCCGGCTTAACTAACTTCGCTGAAGACCTTGTTCTTGATTGGCTCTTCACAACGAACTCTGCAACACGTCCGACATCTTGGTATGTCGGTCTCTTCACTGTTGCTCCGGGTGAAGGCGGCGGCGGAACTGAAGTGTCAGGCAACGCCTATGTGCGTGAAGCTGCCACATTCACTGTTTCTGGCACGGCTCCGACAACAGCCGAGAACGCTTCTGCAATCGAGTTTCCGACAGCTACAGGCAACTGGGGCACGATCGTCGCTGCTGGCATCTTCGATGCTTCGACCAGCGGCAATTTGATCGCGTTCGCTGATCTGACAGCTTCAAAGACCATTCAGTCTGGCGACGTGCTGCGTTTCAATGCAGGCACACTTACGATCACGCTGGACTAATAGATGGCTGATTACGGCGTAGCAGACTACGGCGAAGGACTATATGGCTCAGGCTATGTAGTAGAAGCCGCTGCTACGTCTGCCGTTACATCGAATAT